AGCTTTCAAGTGCAGCAGCAGGAACTACTATTGAGGTATAGTTTTCAGAAGTAATACCTGACTTGTCAATAGACTTGATGTGGTAGGTTCCTGATCTTGCAGGTACAGATACACTATTAGCTGGTCTAGGTACTTTATCCACAGCAGTGGTAGCATTAGCATACGTAGCACCAGACTCTTCTACTGAGTGTCTTATACGATAATAACTAAGGTCAGCACTAGCAATAGCATCCCACTCAAGGTGGATAGATGGTCCATTAAGCTCTGCTGTGAATCCTGTAACATCATCTGGTGGATCAAGGAGACCGTTAGCCGCAACACTGGATAAGAACTCATACTCGCCCTTAATACCAAAGGTGTTGATAGCCCTTGCCCTAAAGTCATAGTTACCAGTATCTAAGTCAACAGCCCTGAACAGTCCTAATTCACCAGTACCTAAACTCGTGTATTCAGTGTCAGCAGACTCCTTGAACTCAACCTCAACACGGTCAATACCTTCAGTCCTACCCGCTGTAACTGTAACATTAATAATATTAGTAAGCTTCTCACGGATAACCTGTGTTGTAGCTGAAGCAGACAATCCAATAGGAGGAACTTCAAATGGTGAGAGTAAGGTTGTATTATCTCTTGAGTAAACCACACCATCACTGATGTCATCAAAGACACTCTCAGATATTTCTCTTAGTGTTAGTTGTACCTGAAGATCATAGCCATCAGCTAAACCGAATGTCCAAGATGTTACTTCGAACTCTTTAGATGTCCACCCGAAACGAGCATTTGTAATGTTAACAATATCACCAACTTGAACCTCAAAGGCTTTCATACCGAATGATGCACTAAAGGTTAACTGTTGTCTATTACGTTCAAGTGCAATATTAGCGATACGTCTAGCAATAGCACTATCATCCGTAAATGGTAGGTCAATATCTACAACATTCTCTTGTCCGTTGTCTTCTGTTATGAAAGCACTGTTGGACACTTCAGGATAATCTGTTATTTGCCAGTTGGTCTCTTCACCCTTAAAGGTGCCTTTGACAATATTAAAGTTATCCCTACGAGAATGGCGTGTACTCAAAGTGATAGAAGACCTTAAGTCTCCCTCATCTAAAGCTATTGTAGGTGCTACATAGTAGGCTGGCTTCATACGCCACTTACCTTGACCGTACCAGAGAAGTCCACCCATAGACGTAAGGATATCACCTAAGAAATCATAAGGTGCAATAGCTGTGGTGAATGCCCCATTACAAGTGAATCTTTCTGTGCTTGTAGCTGTAGATTCTTCACACACATTAGCTGCTGATATAACAAGAGTGTCATCAATACTAGCTTCTGCCTCACCCAATCCATAACTGGAGGATGTTAGGTAGTCACGAACACACAAGGCTGGGTTATCACTCCATACAGTAGTTTCTGTACGAGGGTCATAAACCTTCTTGCCTTTAATTACTGCGGTGATCTGTGGTACACCATTTGGGAAAGCATCTGCGTCAAATGCCAACTTAACATAAAGGTAAGCAATACCACGAAGCCTGTGGTTACTCGTCCACTCACTTACAGCCGAAACTAGAGTACTCTCAGCAGTCTGGTCTGCTGTCCCAAGCTTCTCTTTAATGGTAACTACACCATCGTACCTAGAGGGAGAAGTCACATTACCGTCTACGTCAAGAGTAAGTAGCTCATCATTAATGTAGATCTCTTCGAACTCTTCAATCTCATGTCCAGCGTAGGCAATAACCCTATGTAGGAATTTGTTATTCTCCCCTGTGGAACTATCATATACAACAGCACCACCAGTTTTCATTCTACCATAGATAATCTGGTGGTCTAATGCTGAACCAAAAGAGTTCACATCATAGCCACGAGACTGCCTACCAGGAATTTTAGGCTTAGGGGTAAGTGCATTAAGGGCAAACCCAAGCGCTAGTTGTGTACCTAGACCAATGGCGAACAATGCACCAGCAGAGGTAATACCACCAAGACCAAGAGCTATACCAATACTAGAACCCACAACAGCAGTACCCGTAGCAATGATAGCCGTAACAACAACCATATTATAAAACCTTCTCGTACTTAGTCTCTATTTCATTGTACCCAAGACGAGTAAGAAAGTTACCTATCGGGTTCTTTTTAGATGAGGACGCTATAACTCTGTTGATGCCATCTTCTTTGATACACTTCTCTACGAAGTCAAACAGTCGCTTACCAACCATAGACTTACGGTAGTCCTTGTGTACATACACAGCATCATAAGCACCTATGACCTCACCCTTACTTGTCAGCAACCCAGTGAGGATAACTACAAAGTAACCTATGAGTACCCCATCCTTACGGGCAGTAAAGAACTTTAGTAAGCCTCTACCTTCAAGGTCATAGTAAGTGTCCCAATCAATATTCAGGTCTTTATCTGGGTGTCCAGACTCTTCCCACTCAAGTTCAGCTAAAGGTTCTACCTCATTTCTGGAGTAGGATATAAACTCTTGCTTGTAGGAAACACTCATGTTGTAGCCTTACCCCATGATATCGGCCTATCCTGTAAAGACTCTACAAAGTCTAACCCTAGATCACCTGGGTAGATAGACTTCTGATAGCCACTTGTGAATCTAGCTACCCTAGCTCTCTCCAAGTCAATCAACTTGTTTTCTACCCGCATCTCAATAGTACAAGTATCAGGACCTTCTGATATGTCCATTGTATCCATGTACCCAGTGAAAATCTCACTCAGGTTAGCTACACCATAGCCAAAGGTTTGGTCCCCGTTTGTACCTTCAATCACATAGTAGTCATTAGCAAAGTCAGCTACCAACTCAGGTTCAAAACCATTAGCTTGGTATTCTACCGTCTGTGTCTTATCAAATGTACCAAAGTATATTACACACTCACGTCCCTGATAAGGTTCTCCGATTGCCAGTGATAGCAATTCTGATGGAATACCACTCATTGTAATAGTAGCACCTTTAACAGCTATCTCTGAGGTCTCTTCAATGGAAGATATAGATAGTAATTCACCAGTACCAACCCACTCTACGCTGTTATATACAAGTGTACCTAAACCAGACCAAGTTCTAATAATGTTATCATCAAACTTAAGCTCAATAGCAAAGAAAGGGTATATTACATTATCATCCAGTGTTGATAGTAAGCCTGTTGATAGGTCTCTTGACATAGTGTTTCCTTAGTCGGGGTTAGGTAATTGATTCTACAGCCTCAAAACTGATACCGTAGCTACTCGCATTATTAATTGACCATGCTGTGATGCTCTCTTTAAGCCTGAATACACCTTTAGCATTATCATAAATAACAGCTTGAGTTGTGTAGTCAGCCCTAAGTGCAGGCCATATCTCCATCTCACCACTGCCATCTCTATCCTGTAGTACCTGGTGTAGCCTAGCAGCAGAGCCTGAGCCTAACTGGATGTAGTCACCAGCAAGGAGTGTACCAGTCATAATAACCGATACAGTCTCCTCACCAGTAGTACCTGTAAGTGTACAAGAGCTAACTGTCCCCTGTGCTGTAGCATAATCAGGATCACCAAGTAGGAATGTACCAGCCTGACCCTTCATAGCTGTAAGAAAGGCTTTCCAAGGCGCAGCTAGGTCCCTACGTACATTAGGAATCTTGATAGAAGCTTCCCAGCGTTGCCCAGTGTGGGATACAATCTGTTGCTTGTAGGTGAATGGAGACTGTGAGGTAGCCACAGCATTAACTGCACGTATCTCAATAGTCTCAATACCAATACTGGTTGGCGTACTTAGTGGGTATGTAATTGCCATTTGTTTTCCTTTACCCGAAGGTAGCTTTCATTGCGCCACCACGCCTACGTTGATCCATCATGGATTTCTGTGTCATCTGTGCAATCTGTGGTGCAGCCTGAGCGATGATCTTCTTAACGCTTTCATCACCATTGGCTGAGAAGTTGAAGTTCTGGGTGATTACTGTTGAACCCCCACCACCGCTAGCTTCTACACCAAGTTTACCATCAGCACCACGCTTGAGTGGCATAATAGCTTCAGGTCCAGCTTCACCCATGAGGCCAGTCTTACCACCAGCCATACCGAAGGTAGTAGGACCACCAACGACACCACCATTAGCGAATGGGATAACATTACCACCCTTGAAGGCACCACCGTCGGCAAAGCCAAATACACCTTGGATAGCCCCTGTGATCTGTTTAATCACAAAGATTTCCCATAGCTGTTTGATAATCTCACGAGCCATATCCTTAAAGGCATCCTTGACACTCTTGGTGCCTTCTACCATAGCTGTGAGACCATCTGTGAGGGATTGTGATACAGTATCAATAATACTTTTACGATCTTCTTCAGCTTCGATAGCCTTTTGGATACGGGCGTATTCACCTTCGTAGTATTCGATAGACTTGGCCGATAAGTTGTCGTACTCATCCCCCATAGACTCTCTTACATACTTGTATTCTTCTGACTTACCTACCAGTTCTTCCATGAGAGCTAACTCTGCTTTCATCTTCTCTAAAGCACTTTCTGTAGCACTGTCATCATCGTCATCTTTCTTGCCACCAAACAAGTCCCAGTCTCTTACGTCAATACTATCCCCATTTTTAATAGAGTCCATAAGCGCCTTTAGATTATCAAGCGCCCCTGTTGGGGACATTGCAACATCTGCTGATATACTCTGTTGCAAGCTCTGTAACTCTAGCATAGCATCAATATTTTCTCGAATAGCTGCTGATTGCTCTGTGTTTGCAGCCTCTGCATTACCACCCATAAGACCAATACCAAAAGCTCCGCCTGGCCCTGTGCTAGCCATCCAATCAACCATTTCACCCCAAGCGACTTTCATTCTGCCGATTCTCATAATCCATGCAAATTGGATATCGTTAAAGATGATTTTAAGGTTAACAAGCATAAGTCGGCCTTGCAGCCAAATCTTTTCGAAAGCCTCCAGCCCAACCGCCTTTAAAAGTCCCATAGCTTGCCCGAAACCACCAGCAGCTTTAACCAACCTAACGAATTGGTAAACTAGCTCCCCAGCAACGACTACTAAGATACCAATACCAGTCCTAAGTAATGCACCCTTGATAGCAACTAATGCACCTACAAACCCCATAGCTGCCACTCTAGCAGCAACAAAGGCAAGGACCAACTTACCAGCAAAGAACCCAGCTAATGATAAGCCATAGACAATGATCCTATCAATGTTGTTTACAATAATGTTAGCTGTGTCTAGAAATACTTCCTTCAGGTAATTAGCAGCCTTAGCAATAGAATCTAATAGTGGGCTAATAGTATCCAGTGAGTCACCAAGGAAGCTGGCATCTGTACCTGTCCTAGCAAAAGCTGCACCAAGGGCAGTCATTAATGGGATAATGATACCGAGGGCAGAACCTATAAGTACCCACTTACCACCGAGGATAGTCATAGTACCAGCAATCTGTGTAGCCTGTTGACCAAAGGCAACAAAAGCGTTAGTGCCACCTTGAATCTGTACCAAGAAGTCACCTACCTGATAACCAGCTTGCTGGGTAATAACACTACCACGACCCATTCTACGGGTAGATACGGCTTGTGCAGCACTCATAGTATTCATAGCAGCAGCAGTTCTATTGGTTGAAGCAGCTAGTTGTGACTGCCCTGTAAGTGCCATTTTAATAGACTTATCTATTTGGGTAATACCACGGGCGTACTTCTGTGCGCTGATCTGACCTTTGTTAAAAGCTACATCAAGGGTCTTGTAACCTCGCTCAAGCTGTTGGGCTTTCTTTACTTGGGATAAGACTGTATTCCCCAAGCGGTTAAAGTCATTAGTGACCTTATCAGCGTTAGTAGCAACAATCAGGTTAATATCAGCCATTTGTAGTCCTCATGTAGACTGAATCTAAATCTACTAAGAGTTTAACCTCCCGTGAAGATATAGGTGTGTCAGTCAATTCCTTGTAATCTTTTATGTCTCTGTAGCTAATCGGGTTCGGGCCATTAAAGCCTTGGCTTCTCGTGTTACTTAAAGCACAAAAGGCAAACCAAACATTAGCTAATAGATCAGGAAACTCAGTCGGGGATTCCAATTCTTTTAAGCTACGTCCAGTCTGCCTTTCAACTTGTTCTAGGTGTTCTCGTTTAGATGTGCCACTGCTATCTGGCTTACTTAGGGTGAACTGATGTTCGGCCCACCCTAGTAAATCTGATGCTAGGCTTGAGTAAAAACCTCACTTGTAGATACAGCTTCTTCAATTTGGTCTTTGATCCAGAAGACATCCTCATAGAGCTTCTTAGCTGCTTCAACAGTAAACTTAGGTTGTTCACCACCAAAGGTAATGCTCCAATCCTTAGTTGTCTTAGCAAGCATCTTAACAGTGGCAACCTCAAGTTCCTCAGCAGTAATGGTGTTGTTATTACGATTACCTTTAGCTTGCATCTGCTTAAGACGGATGTTAGTTTGTTCGTGTACAGCAGCCTTGTACTCCTTAGAGTGTGGGGCATACACTGTAATAGTCATCTCAGTACCGTCCTCATTAGTGAGAGGCTCATAAGTACTTGGGTGAGTAATAACTACATCAATAGTGTCAGTAGTAGGGATAAGGTTCATTAGGTCCATGTCGGGTTTCCTTTGATGGGTTAGTCGGGGTTTAGTTGTTAGATGGGAGGCTCAAGTACCCGACACACTCAAGCCCCCCTGTACCCACTAGGGGTATTAGGTGCTATCAGGACGGTTGATGAAGAAGTTAGTACCTTCAGTAGCATCGTAGAGAGCAACGAATGGGATACTAATAACACGGCTACCAGTTTGACCATCTACAGGTACATCAGCACCGTTGATCTTAATACGTGGGAACGTGAAAGTATACTCATTAGCAGCAGTTGGGTCATTAACACTAACGATCAACTCACTCTCGACTTCATCCAAGAAGCGTGTAATAAGTGCAGCATCCTCGAAGTAGGCTGAAAGTGTACCTTCTACAGAGGCCATACCATACTCAAGCTGTGGGGTAGAGTCATCACCAATAACAAACGTAGGTGAAAGTGCGTTATCTAGTGTAAAGTCTAGGCTAGTAACAATAGCTGAAGTGGTTGCAGATGCTACGTTACCAATACTCAAGTCACCCGAGTAAGCATCGAAAGGCTGGTTACTAGAGGCTGCATCAACAGTTTTAGCTGAAGCTGAGATAGTACCGTTCTTACCTACCATAGAGAAGGTTGTAGTTACCATCTGGTTAGGTGCGAGTGATACAGCCATAGAGCTAACAGCCATACCTGTGAACAGGCGGTACTGAGAAATATCATTAGCTGCGTCCTCAATAGAGAAGTACTTAGGTGTAGTACCTACAGTGAGGATATCAGGTGCAGCAGCAGGGGTTGCATCCCAAGTACCAAACATGGCACTCTCTAGGAAAACATCGAAGTCACCATCACGTAGGTCAACTACAATGTCACCACCAGCTTGGATGTTACCATGACGGTCAACACGTAGCATACGGTCAGGTTGAATTTCATTACCTTGTACACGGTCTTTTGACAGGTTAAGGCTGTGGGTATTATATGGTAGTGACGTGAAGTTACCTGCTGGTGTAGTTCCAAAGGTACTTTCTACGATGTAGCTTAAGCCGCTACGGCTATTCTGGGCAAATGCCATTTAGGGTCTCTCCTGATTAGTTGTATATGTGCCAGCCGATATTCACTGGGATACAGTAGTAAGCACCCTCAATAGTGCCTAGCTCTCGTTCTGCGTACCTAATAGTAACGGACACACCATTAACTGTTAGATCGTTAGGGGCATCAAATGCCGTTATAATACTGTCTGCTAAGTCATCGCCTACTCCTGGTCCTACTCCTTCAGGTACACACACCTCAATGACGAATACACCTTGGTAGTACATCTGAGGATTAAGACCTCTTACAGCAGGCTCTCTTACTGTAGGTGCAAAGCGAGGCTTGACGTAAGGGCTAGTAGTGCTAGGGCTAAAGGATATGTTCTCCCATGCGATACTGGGGATACCAACAACACCAGAGAGAGTAGTCTCAAGTACGCGGCGTATGTCATCATAGATGGAAGCCATTATCTGAACCTGTCCCTAACTCTTGTGATTGTGAGGTACTTTTGGTCTACCTCTTTAGCATGTGGCGCTCTGTTGGTTAGGATTGCTCCACCATCTTTAATAATGTTATCAGTGAACTTTGCAGCGTCTGTGGCTATCTGAGTTCTAGCTTTCGCTTTCTCCCCCTCTTTGTTAGGGGACTCATTTGCCCTAGTGCCAGCAGCCATATCACTTGAGTACAAAGACCTTCTTGCTCGTCCACTACCAGAACCAATAGGACGTAGGGACCAAGAGGTGACAAACTGACCGGAGTAAACAGGGGAGATTTCAATAGCGTAGTTGCCTAAGCTGACTAACTTATCTTCTAACTTCTCCCCCACAAGTTCGTTGAACCTGCTTAGTTTCTTTTGTAGGCTAGGGCTAACTGTTACCTGAGTGACCATATTATTCCCTTACTTGACAGATGTAGCAAACTAGGCTATCACCTGAGTATATCTTACGGACGCCTACAATCTTAACCGGATCACCTCGCCCTGTGATAGTATCTTCTTCATCAGGCTCAGGGAGGGCAACACCACTTGTATCTACGCTAGGAAAGAGAGCCTTACGGTCTCCCATAACTATGTTGTCATTACCTAACTCAGCGAGGTTATAATCTGCGAAGTAACACTTAACTGTGTAGTTAGTGCTTGTGCCAGCACCTATAGTGCCAGTAGCAGGGTCATAAGCGCCATACGTAGGCTTGGTTAGGGTCACTGAGGTTCCATACCTAGAGACCATTGTAAGCATTCTATTAGCTGTAAGTGTCGGCATGTGTCACCTACTCGCTGTAATCAGGGTTATTATTATCGTAGTTAGGTGGGTTCCAGAACTGGTCACGACGGAATGACGGTTGGATTCTATTAGTGTTAGCCCTAACAGCATTTACACCTGTCTTAGTCATACCACCAGCGTAGACACCTAGACCTGCACCATTAGTCTTAGCTTGGAACTCAAGGTCATTGGCTAGGTCACCATACTGCTTACTTAGCTGTGAGTTACTAACACCAAGGATACCATCTAGGTCAATGTCAACCTCTCTGGCGAACTTCATAGAGAGTACACGAGCAAGCCAAGCAGCAGCTAGATATACATTATCGTTGTTCTGACCAAGGGAGAAGTTAACCTCAGCATCTTGTAGTTGAGGCTCTGAGGAGTTAGTATCACCTACGAGTAACCTAGTAGAGTTAAGACGCCCTGAAGCTGTTGTAGTATCAAGATCAGTGTCATCATATGTAAATGCCATTTAGGGGCGTCCTAACCTATTTGTTATTCTGAGAGTACTTTATCACGAATGTCGTAGTATACTTCTTCAACCCACTTATTAGAGTAGAGGAACCTACGAATGAGACCCCGCTGTTTATCTGCAATACGTGATTGCCTACAACGCTTCTCATTATAATCTTTAGTGGAAACAGTACGAGACTTCAGTTCTGCATTAAGCAGTGTCACCAGTGTCTTTAGCTGTGGCTCATCCATTTCGTGTAGACGGTCACCAACTTTATTCTGTTTCTCTAAGGCTGGGTTATGGTGTACGTAGTTAATTGAGTATAGTTTTGCTACGCGGTCCTGTTCTACACCTAGTTCAGCCCACTTAAATTCTTCACCTCGTGTCCAGTTACGGCCATTACTTACGAATGGGATTTTAACGAACACAGGCCAATCGACCTGCCAGCCGAGGTAATTTGGGTGTATTTCTATCTTATTCTTCATGTATTTGACTTTCTCATTTGAGATACTGTTATGTTCTATTTTTATTGGCAACCTTAGTTGCTTTGGTAGTGTGAGGGGACCAACCCTAAGACCAGTCCCCTCTAAGTAGTTTAGGCTACGATAGTGTTGAAGAACACACCAAGGTTAGCGCCTGTGACTTTCATATCATAGGCCATCTTAACTTGCAGCATCTCAGCAACCTGTTGACGCTTAAGAGCATCGTCAGAGAAGGTTTCAACTGTGATACCCATGCCAGATACACCAGGAATAGAATCCCAGCAGAAGGTAAGGCCAGCAGCAGGTGTACGAAGACCCGCACGCTTAGGGCCGTGAACCAGCATAGCTTTCTTGGAGCTAATGAAGCTGTTAGAGGCTGTGAGACCTTCAGCAGCAGTGTTCTGGATCGCCTTCATAACGAAGAAGTTTTCTACCTCGAAGATTTCAGCCAACTTAGCATTGGTGATCAGTGCTGTGTTAGATACAGTAGCACCACCGTTCAACCGTGCCAGAATGTCTGGGTGGTTAATCAGAGTATCGCGGGTCTCTACATCAACAACCATAGTATTCATATCGAAGCCACCACCAGCGAGGAAGGCAGTACGACGTGCAGTTGTGATATCTACAATAGGTGTAGAAGTTGTGTAGTCAGACCACTGGATAACATCGTTGCCAGCAGTACTAGCAGCAGTACCAGTGTACTCAGTACCCCAAACACCAGTGGTGAAGAAGGTATCCGCGAAGGCTTGCTCACGGTGAATCTTGAGTTGGTTAACAACATCAAAAGCCTGCTGCGAACGAATCTCAAGCATGGTATCTTCATTGGCAAGGTCTTGCTCAGAGAAGTCAGCACCAAGGCCATAGACCTCAGCGTAGTAAGCATCGTTAGATACCTGCATACCAATGCGCTCAACCTCAGTACGAGGTGCCAATTTCTTGACGTTACCCGAGCGGTTTGAGTCATCTTTGTTGTAGATGTAGTATTTGTCTGACTGCTTAGGAACCGAAACCATTGGGAATACTTGATCCGCAATGAAGTTAGAAGGCTCTTGGTTAAAAGCAATAGTCAGGTTAGTCAATGGCTGGTCGATATGAACAGCACTAGGAGTGAGAAGTGGCATATTAGTTATTCCTTATGCGTTATTAGGCTGCTACGTTGCCGCCAGTGATGAATTCCATTTCGATGATCTGACCATCAACACCGTCTTCACGAGCGTAGCCAAGGACTACATCGCCAGTTGCAGCGAGAAGGGCGTCACCAGCAGCATCAGATTGGAGTTGGTCACCAGCAGTGATAGCACCAGCACAGGTAATCATAACCGAGCCAGATACACATACTGTAGCAGCACGTCCAGCAGCAGCAGGGTTGTTCAAAAGTACACCAATAGCATTACCACCAGCAGAAGCAGTGATGTCAACTTGACCATCAGCAGCTAGGGAAACGAACTTGAATTGACCAGCGGAGAGATCACCACCAGCTTCAAAGGTGCGGTTGTCGCGTGATTGCATTACAGCCATAGTATTATTCCTTGTCTTTGTAGGATTTGTTAATCAGTGCCTTACCAGCTTCGGTTTTGGCTACTGCGGCGTAAGCTTTGTGGAAGTCTACACCTTTATCTTCTTTGTAAGCTTTAACCATTGCGTCAAGCTCATCTTTAGGGGTTGCGAACTCACCTTCAACAGATGATTTACCGAACTCTTCCATCTTGTCGGAAAAGGCTTTGTCAGCAGCTTCAAGTGCAGCAATCAGGATTTCCGCATCGTCCATCTTATCGACAGCAGACAGGAGGCCCTTAGCTACAGCAACATCGAAGTGCGGTAGGGTTGCTTCAGCACGTTTAGCCAGAGCATTATCAGCCTTCTCGACTTCAGCAGCTTCAAGTGCCTTGAGGATAGGTGCTGGGATATCAGCTTTGTTAATTGACTCACCATCGTACTCTACGTACTCGACAGGTGCAGCCTTAGTGATATCATCAGCAGCGATGGTATAACCTGCGTCCAAGAGACCCTTACGGAGCCGCTCATTCTCAAGTTTCATCTTTGCTACTTCTGCGGTAAGAGTGGCAATTTCTTCTGCACCCTTATCTACTTCTTCTACTTTATCAGTCATTGTATCTCCATTGAGAGTGTTAGCTTTGAAAATAGGAGCCTTAGCCATTGGGTTGGCTCCCTTTGGAACCAAACTAAGTTCGTCTAGTTCTAGGTTAATAAGTTCAGTGGGCATTAGAACTCCTCTTTCTGTGCGCGGCCCCCAATTGAGAACTCCGCATATTCACCAGACTTGACTTTTTCCCAGAGGGCATCATCGGTTACGTGATAACCTGTGATCCATCCCTCCTTGTCAGACTGGATTCCTAGTGCTTCACAAATACCTTTAGTCATGGGGAACGAATGTAGAATCTGTCCTACCTGCTCTCCTTGGTGGTTAAGCTTTCCAACTCTCACACCTTTCATAAACTCATTGACGGATTTGTGTAGCGTATCAGTTTTGATAACATCACCCTGTAGATCAACTACGAGTTCACCTTTGAAGGTAGTTACCGAAGCCCATCCGTAGATAATACGTTGGTCCTCATCAATCTTAATAATCTTTCCCGCAACAGGGGGTTCATCTTCTTTCATAACGGCCTCAATTACTGCTTGAATTGCATACTCTAGTACTTCCATACGTAACTCCATGCTAGGAGCCTCTGTGGGAGCTTCTACTTCAGTTTGGGGGTCGTAGTAGCCTAAGTATGCCTCATGGCTCTCAGCGGGCATAAAAACAGCCTGTCCGTCGTATGTGGATACATGTGTGACACCCTCTAGGCCCATGTCCATGCTACGAGCCTTAGCTTCAGGTTCAGTAGTGAAGATATCAGTGGCATATCTGGCTTTAAGTACTTCGATCATGGGCTGAATGTCCTCTGGATAAATATTTGTCTATTCCAAACCTCAATATTAATGTCAGGTGTAAGAAAGAAGTGACCTCCATTAGCAAAAAAGGTATCAAGACAGAATATAGGAATACCAAATGAGAAATTATGAAGTGTGCCTTGTCCCTTATTAATGTCCAGTCTTCGTTGCACAATAATTATTCGTGATCCACTGCCAATATCAATTTCAAACTCCATAAAACCAGCCGTTGCACCAGTGGGGGCGCAACTAAAGTCTATCCTTAAAGAGTATGCTTCACCTACTTCAGATGGCTGTAGTGTTGTACCATCCCAAACAGTAGCTGGTACAGATCGTAGATAGGTGGTGTTAGTTGTAGGCCCTAAACCATCAACTGTGTAGGGTGTAAGCACGTCAGCAAGAATAGTTTGTCTAGACGGCTCAGTATATACGCTGTCTTGGTATTGCCCCCACCCGCCTCCAGCACCTACAATAGAACCCGTAGAGGGTAGTTGGTATAGTTCTCTTGCCATGTTATCGTACCACCACTAATTCTGCATCACCCTTAAAGGTTCTGGCGTAGATTCTCTGTCCGAAGGGTAGACCTGAAGTCTGAAAGTCCCAGCCACCCTTGTTGGGATAGATAATGCTTACTGGTGCATCTATGGCTGGGGTCTCATCTGTCTCAGCAAAGTGTAGACCAACGGGAACACTACCCGCAATGTCTAAGTATACTGATACCTCACCATTGAGTAATTCAATCCAAGAAGTGTTTGTAGCTACAGCTTCATAGGTTCTCATTTACCCACCACATTATCATCTTCTTCTGAGGTCTTACCCTTAGAGCCAATAACATTATCATCAGGGCCATCGTAGTAATCATTACGGGCATCTTCAGTGAGTTTAGCCCTATCTCGTGACTCGGCGTATTGCTCTAAGTCCAGAGGGGGTAACTCAGCGTTAGCCAATAGTGCATCTACAATATCAGGTTGAT